ACCAAAATTATAAGTAAATACCCAACTACAATTAGAACCTCCTCCAAATATTGTTGAATTTTTAACTGTTCCTGCAAATCCTCCAGTATTTAAACCAAATCCTGTATTTGAAAAATTAGGTAAATATGCTTTTATATTATCAAAATCACCACCGTAACGGGAAATACATCTTCCATTCGCAGTTGCTTGATTATAAATAGAAACATCTTTCACATTAGAAGGACAATCGAATAAACCTATGCCAAGTCCTATATCTCCAAAAGTTATACTTCCTGTTCCATAAATATATAATGTAGAACTACCTATAAAGTTATAAACCCCACAATTCATTGTGAAGCCATTTAAATTTAATCTTATATTATTTGCTATTACTGTTTGAGCAGACATAGTTATATTAGATACTGCAATTAAATTATAATAACCTGCTGTTTGTGCTTCTTTAATATCTACAAACATTGCATTACTTCCACCTATTGTTGCGTATGCCCTATCAAGTAATATACTTGAATCAAAACCCCAAGTATTTAATTTAGGAATTAATTTATTTCCATTTGGATAAAATCTTGAGCCACCCATAAAACCTCCTTTCTTTAATTAAAAAATGTTACACTTACACTTTGACTAACTACTGTTGCATATACCCATAACATATTTGTATTAGCTATTTCTAATTTAATATTATCAGTAGGAAATAGTAATATACCTTTTTCAGCAGTAACAGTATTATCAAAACCTATCCACAATTTACCTGTATTAGTTGATGCACTTTGTATAATTACATATTTACATACATTACTAACATTACTTATTTGAACTGCTGATAAACCAATACTTGTATTTTGTATTAATCCCATTGTTGTTGGAATAGCTTGTGATAATGAACCTGTTACATTTAATGTTCCATTTAATTTTGTCCATATAGCACTTATCCAACCTCTTATTCCAATACCACCTGTTGGCATTGCAGTAGGTGTTGTTATATCTACACCATCTTTTGCTAAACCTGTTTCTAAATTACTCACACTAACTGAACCTCCAACAGTAGCATTTACACTTCCATCTGCATTAACTGCAAGTATATATGTTCCATTACCAATTTTAATACTTGATGGTAAACTTCCATTATGATATAATATTGGTTCTTTTATATTTAATAATGTTAATTCAGTAAGTATGTCAGTAAGAGTTGTTGTTGCACCTGTTGCACCACTTGTTCCTGTTGCAAGTGTTAATAATTCAATTATTTTATGATATCTTGGGTCAAATCCATCAAAACCTTTTAAATTCATATCTTTTATATTTTTAATATTTATATAAAAAAAGCTAATAACTATTATAAAAAGTATAATGATTATTAGCTTTATGTTAATTAAACAATATCGTTAGCAGGTTCTACTGCAACTGCATCTGTATATAAACCATAACCAAATACTTTCGGTAATAAAACATCTAAGATAGTAGTACTATTATTAGAGTTACTAATAGTCCAAGCACCTGTTGGTACACCTCCTGCAAGAGTTCCTTCAAATCCAATTTTTATATTTGGTTTACTTGAAACCATTTTAATAATTTCGCCTATACCTGTTGGTAAATCTTCTCGCCATAAAGTTAATACATTATAACCGCAACCATCACCTATGTTAATATCTGAAGGTAAATTCCATGTATTCCACATACTTGATGTTACTTTGTCTGTATAACCTTTTTCAACTAATGCCCATCTTTCAATTTCTTTCATTTGAATAGGACGACCACAACCAAGAATCATATCTTTAGCAACAGTACTTGCACTATTATATGTAGTTAATATATCTGAATATTCAAGTACACCTGATACAGTAACAACAAATTGGTCTGTCCAATCACAAGCTGTTAATACTAAACCTGTTTCTGTACCTACACCTCCGATTGCCGATGCTACTGCAAATGATAAATTTCTATTATTTATACTTAATACTAATTTTTGAATTATATACGATTTTTGTTGAGTTGCTGTACCTGCTGCTATATAAGAAGGTATAACCACTTCATGTATATCTACTTTAGTATTTATCATATCTAAAGCATTTAATCGTTTTAATTCAACTACTGCCGAATAACCTGTTGAATTATTACCTGTTGGAATTAATGGTGATGGAAGATTTAATGCACCAATTGTACCATCATATCCAATTACAACAACTTGTTTTTTAGGTGCACCATAAATTTGATATTCTACTTTAGTACCTACTCTTTCAAATTCTTTTCCGATATCAACTCGTTTTCCAAAACCTCTACCCATTACAAATTTTACTTTCTTAACGTCTTTTAAAATTAATAATGTAGTACCATCAACTAATAATTCATTTCTATCGTTGAACATTGCAATACTTCCTTCCATTAAACTTAAAGCAGGAGTACTACCATCTATTGCCATTAATTTCGTACCTTCTGCAAATGCACCACTATTATCTGCTTTTCTTGCATAAGAAAATTTACTTATATGTAATTCTTTCATTTTTTAATATATTTAATTATTTAACTACTTTACTTATTTGTTCATTCTTAAGTGCAGTATAATTTTCATTACTTACACTTGCATTTAAACTATTAACCGCTTCACGCACTATTTGTTCATGCACAATTTCATCTAAATCACAATCTATATTAGCTGATACTGAAACTTCATTTGGTTTCTTTATGTATTTAACAGTTATGCTATTTATATCAAATCTTTCATTCAATTTAACATTACTTAAATTCTTATTATGAAATACAACAACATTATTATTCTCTAATATAACTAATGGAGAACTTATCATTGCACCTCTACTGTGATTTAAATGTTGTTCTATAAAATCAGATTTAACTAATCTATTTGCAACTGTTTTTACATTATTAATATTTCCGCAATTATATGATATTTCACTCGTACTACTAATGTATTTAAAATATATTGCATTATCAGTTTGTTCTTCTAATATTGAATAACCTGACCATTGAGTAGTGTATTCTTGGTATATTACAAAAGTATCTTCGGCAGTTGCAACTAAATTTGTAGTTCTATTTTGTAACCCCCCTGTAAGATAATAAGATTTACCATTTAGAATTACTTTATTTGCATAACCTATTGGAAAAGTAACTGTTCCCTTTAATACAATATAATTAACACCTGCATATAAATTACTACCATTTGTAGTATACGCATTTAAACCATAACGTAATACTGTACCACCTGTTCCACTATACATTGTAGGTTGCACACTTGAAACAAATTTTGCAATAAATATTTCACCTGCTATATTTTCAGTAGCACCAATTGAAGTAAAATTATCAGAACCGTATTTAGTAACAATTCTATATTTAAACCCTGATTTTATATTAGGTTTGCATACAAATCTACTACCACTAATATCATTTAAATCACTTAAATTAGCATAACGACTATTTTGGTAAAATTCATAATTAGCAGGATTATGAAATGTCTTATTACGAATTAAACTTTGTATGCCTTCATAATAATTACGAATTTCATAATCATCTCTATTATTATCAGCAGGGTCATAACATTTAGACCTTACAAATTCTGTTATTGTGGTATTTAAAATATCGCACCACTCTTCATCACCTATACTATTATAAACATTGCTATTTACCTTATGTAAAAGTAATCTTGCTTTTATAACCATTTCATAAATTGTCATGCTAATTATCTCCCTTAAATCTTTTTAACTTCTTTAACGTTTTCTGTAACATCTCTTAATTTATCAGAGTCATTTACTTTTTCGGGTTTTTTTGTATTGCTTAATCTATTTACTATTGATGTATATAATCTATTATCTGTTTTTAGTTTATTTACTAATATAACAAAAGATTCAGCTATTACTTCTTCTCCAAATGTATATACAGTTGTACCATTTTCATTTACAATAACACCTTTAGTTATAGCTTTTCTTGCCATTGTTTTATGAACTAAATCAGGTTCATTAATTATATTTATAAAAGATGTAGGTAATTCTTCTGCAATTTTCATAAAAGTATCAACTTTATCAACTTGTATTAAATCATCATAAGCAAATAACTTACTGAATTTAATATGTGAATGATTATTATAACTACCACCATTTTCAAATATCCTTAATACACTTTCAATCATTTTATCATCTGATAAGTATTTTAACATAGTACTTAATGCTTCTCTTTTTAAAGCAACTGATGCAGTTTTAGTTTTTACTTCTTCTACTTCATTATGAATATAAAAAGCAATATTTTTAGCTCCTCTATGTTTTTCGGCTATTTCTCTTGTATTAGCTACTTGCGAACTATTTAAACAAAATCTCCATTTCCAATAATCTTGTATATTAGTAGGTATTCCAAAAAGATATTCTAATTCAGGTTTATCTTTTGTATATGATAAAAATGTTTCTTCTGTTATTGTTATTTTATTACCACTTGGTAAAATTACTTCTTTACCTAAATTAATATTAAAAGTAACATTTAATTCTAAACCTAAATTCGGGTCTACTTCAATTAACACATCTTTCCAAAACTCATTACACAATATTGGAAAATTAATATCAGTTTTTGATTTATTTAATACCATTTCCATAAAAATATCATTATCTAAACCATAATTAAATGCTTGTAATTGTTGTCCTGTTTTTGTTATTCTTCCTGTAATTCTTCCTTTTCTATTTTCACCAATCATGTGATAATTGCCATTCTTATCTGCCATGTTTTCATTACGTAATTTAAAAGAGTTAGTTGTTGCTAACTCTCTTATTAAAACCCGTCTTTCAATTATATTACTTGCCATTTTAAATTTTATTTATAATTATTAATGTTTAATTTATTTGAAATCTAATTTATTCGTTTTTTATTTACTATTTTGTTCTTATTCGTCAAAAGCTGAATAATGATAAAATGTATTAGTTGTATCTCGTATGTTTACTCCAATTGAACGTCTAACATGAATTGATGCTTCATTACGTTCTGTTGCTAAATTTATCATACTCATATTACCTGTATTACTTGCTCCCCAACTTGTAGGTATATTAGTTAAACCACGATAAATACCTGTAACTCTACTTTCGCCTTTTTCACATAACATTTGAATATTAGGGTCATTATTATCATCAACGCCTTGACCTAAATAGAAACAACTATGTGAACTAATTGGTTTACCTGTTCTTGGGTGTCTTATTTGACCACTTTCGCCTGCATCATCTAAATAAGGTAAGTGAATTAATGTAACTTTACCACCATCTCTTGTAGTATATTGAACGAAATTTGTATTATCATAATTTAAACCTGAACTTGTTTTAACTATACGAGCCGCACCTTCTGCAACAACATAACCATTATTTTTACTTGCGGTTTCTAATGCTCTACTAAAATCTTGCATATACATTTTACCTGCGTATCCAATTAAATCTACTGATTTAGAATTACCATAATTTAAATCACCTACTGTTTTTTCCCAATAAGCTAATGTAAAATCTATACCATAACTTGAATCATTACCTTCGGCTAAAATCATTTGTTTTATTGAAGCACCTGTTGGTACAGGTTCACCACCTGAACGTCTATCGGTTAATCTTATTACACCATTTTCATCACGATTGTATTCACTTTCTTCAAATAAGAATCTTTCTGTAATAAATTCATCTTGTGCAATAGAAGTCCAATAATCATAATCAACCCATTGAGTTGTTGTACCACCATTAGCAAGAGGAAATTCAAAAGTTACTACTTTCTTTTGTGAAATGTTACCTGTGATTCTGTACGTGTGTCGTAATTTACTAATTTGATTAGTTCGTTTATAAGGTGTTTGACTATTGGTTTCAGTACCAACATCTAATCTATCAGGTACAGCATAAACTGATTGTCTTATTAAATTACCTGCTTTAAGATTACTTAAAGAGCAAAATGCACTTTTATCAGCTATTGAATACGGTCTAACTTTATAAACCCAATATGTTCCTTTATCTTCGGGTGCGTCATCTATTCTACCAATATATTTATCTCTAAATACAATAAAATGACCTTCTTTTAAAAAGTTAGTTTTCATGTGTACGATAAACGGTTCTAAATTCTTTCCGGGTTTATCTCCTGTTGTATATGGTGAACCAATAACTACATCATGTTCTTTAATTGCACCCATTACTGCCCAAGTATATTGACCATCACCTGTAAGTTCTTTAGGTGTTCTAAAACCTGCTTGACCACCATTAAGCCACATAAATGGACTTCTATCTCGTATTGTTCTATTTAATAACGTCATCTTTTGACTTAATACATCTCCTGTTATTAAACCCGATGCAGTTAAATCATTTACTGATGAAAAACCTTCGGTATTGTAATACTCTTGTCCTACTTTTATTTGCATACTACTTAATTATTAATTGTTAATTTATTTATTATATTCAATGTTTGATGCGTTGAAATCTATTACTGATAATTCTTTTTTATTATCATTTTTATTTTCTTTTGCTTTATTATTATCAGTTGGATTTGCTCTAAGATTTTTTAATCTATTCACTTCTTCTGCTTTTACTTTTTGGTTTATTAATTTATCCATACCACCAAATACTGCAAAGTATGTATTAAATAATTCACCATCAACTCCGTATTGTAATTTTGCAACATCTGCAACACTAAGTAATTTTTTATTTGCTGCTTTATTAGGTGGTATTGGGTTACGATTTAAATCATAATAACATTTATTTTCTTTATCATAAAAGGCATTTGTTATTGCTGATTTTAAAATAACTCTATCCTTTTCAGGTATCATAAATGTTTTATCACCTATTACCAATATACCTTTATCCAATTTATTATGTAATTCTGTAATTTTAAGTTGTTCTTGTTCCGCTTGTTTTTTAAATAATTCAGTTTGTTCTTGTTCTAATTTTGCTTGTTCTCTTTTTTGTTCTGCAATTAATTTAGTTTTTATTTCGGTAGCTTTTGTAAATCCATTTCCTTTATCAATAATAATATCTGCAACCTCACTTGCTTCAGTTACACTCATATTATTTAATTTTGTATAACCATCTATTATTAATTGTTTTTGGGAACTTATATTTGTTTTATCAATAACTAATGTTTCATAATTTTCTTTACGAACATCAAAGAATTTATCAACACTACCACCGTTACTTATATACATTGCATAATCTCTAACTGTTTGTGGTAAACTATCCCAATAGTTATTAATGGCTCTATCTCTTTGTATAATTGATAAGGTTTTAACTGTATTAACAAATGTCCCATCTTCAGTAAAACCTTTATCTAACAAACCATCAAATAATTTTAATTCTTCAGATTGTAATTCAATACCTAAATCTTTTGTAACCAATCCTATTGCCCAAGTTACATCACTTGTTTGTTCATCACTTATTTGTTTATTTTCACCTTCTTGTTTTTCACCTTCTTGCTTTTCACTTTCTTGTTTTTCAGTATTTTTATTTTCATTATTACCTTCTTGTTTATTTTCAGGTAATGTTACTTCTTTTTCAGGTAACTTTATTTCCTTTTCCGTTGTTTTTTCACTTCCATTTGTATTTGGTAATTCTAACTTACCACTATCACCATCATCAAATATTTCAAAATTTTCCATATATTACATTCTTTTAAAATTTATTATTTAGTCCCTTTTGTTAATTTATTTATTTTCAACATTTCAATCTTTTTCTTTTGTTGTAACTCTTGTTGTTTTAAATTAAGAGTAGCGTTATTATTTGCTTCAGTTATATTTAATGCTCTATTTTTTAAGTTTATATTATCTAATTCATTATTTGCATAATCTTCTGTACCTAAACCCATACGTTTAGTTTCTTCTTGCATTTGAACTATTAACTCTTGGCTTTTTAATTTAGCATGAAATAATTCTTTTTCTAATGCTGTTTGTTCTTGTATTGTTTGCTGTTTCATTTGTGTCATCTGTGCTGCTGCATCTTGTTGTGATTTTTGTGCTGCTGCATCTCTTTGATTTTTTATCTCTTCTGCTTTCTTTAAATAATCCATAGCTTTATGTGGATTAGTAGTTGCCATTGCACCTACAATAGCTTCAGGGGCTATTCCATTTTGAGCATAAGCACCTAACAATGATTGTATAGCTTTTAACTTGTCTACTTCATTATCTGAAGTTTGAATACTTACATTAAATGTACTTTCAATATATTGTTCTACATCTAATTCATAAATAGCTCTACTTTCATCTGATAGTATGTAATTATCTAATTTAGGAAACTTAGTTATTGTTTTTCCTTTTATATAAGCAACTTTAGCATAATCTAAATATGTAAGTAAAAGATTTTGTTCAATTTTATTAAAAGTAATATTCATATCGGCAGTATGTAAACTACTTCTAAATATGTTTTGTTCGTTATTACCTTTACCTTCACTTGCATAAGTATCACCCCACCTATTTCTATTTAATCCAATTACGTCCCAAGCATCATCTTTTATTGATTTCTTTAATTCAATAAAATTACTCATTGTTGCAATTGTACTCATATCAACTGACTTTAATGTTTGAGCTAATACATTAATTCTGTCATCAGCACCATTAAAGAATATTACATTAAGTACATCTGCATAATACATCATTGTTTCCAACCTTTGTGAAGCATCATTACCCCATTGAGGAATATCAGGTATTAACTCTATTGGGAACATTAAAGGTTTACCTTTATCTTTTGCAAGAGTTCGTTCTTCCATTAAACAAACTAAATTATATTTGTATTGATAATCCTCTAATTCTTTTGGTATACTAACGCCATCACAACGACCTATAATAGGTAACTTACATTCTGCATTATTATTCAATTCAGTCCTTTGAACTTTATGAGGTTCTAAACCTAAAAATAAAGAATACTTTTCATCTTCTACTGCACTCTTTATCATTGTAGTATTACAAGGTACTTTATAACCATGCCAAACTTCATTTGTATAAACCTCTTCTAAAAATAAATCACTATTTAAATTGTTTTGTACTACTTCAAATTTCTTTTCATTTGAGTAACTATCCCAACTTATTTTAGTAACACCACTTTTATTATTTAATTTATACTCCTCACTAACTTCCATTTCAAGTATTTCACCGAACTCACTTATATAAGTTAATATTTGATATTTTTTTAGTGCTTTAAAAGCAACATAAAAAACTTCAATATTACCTGTTGTATATGCAGTATGATAATTATTACCAATCTTATTTATGTAATCATCTTTTGTAAAAGTTTCGCCATCTAATATTCTAAAGTTTAAATTAGCAAGACTTGAATTTATAGAACTATTTTTATCTACAATTAAATCGTTCAACCATTGATAAGCACTTTTATTATCAATTTTTTTACTTTTTAATTCTAAATTAAAACGACTAACTAAATCATTTAAATTCCAAATCATACGTCTTACTACTACAGCACCATCTTCTGCCATTAAACTTTTATTTGAATATTCTACATAAACATTTTCAGGTCGTTCTACATAAAACTTAACTTCATCTTTAACTAAATCAGGGAATATATATGCGTGTCCTGTAATTAACCAATCTTTTTTATATGCTTGATAAAGTGTGTCTTGTATACTTAAAACATCTTTTGCATACTCTAATAACTCTTCACCTGCTATTGCCCTTGAGTCTTTATATCCTCTTTTATAGCTTGATTCTATTTGAGATATTTCAGGTATTGGTTTAGTAGGAATCCCTGTTTCAACACCCATTTCATTTAATCCATTTATAAAACCTTGTTGATTTCGTAATATAATTTTTTCAGCTAATCCATCTAAATACTTTGAATGAGCATCACTATTACTTACCTTAACATAATAATTAAATGGTGATTTACTTTTTTCACCAATTAATAATCTTATAATAGGTTTTATTAAAGGCATACTACGAACATCACCTCTAAAGTTTTCTAATCGTTTGTCGCTATATTGTTTTAATATCTTATCGTAATCTTTCTCAATAACTAAATTTTCAGCAAGTCTTCTTTCAACTGAATAATCTTTAAAAGAAGCACTGCTTATGTAATAATCAATAAACTGTTTTATTATTTTAAAATCATCTGCTATCTTTTCAGCATTTGAAGTTAAAAGATTTGGTAGTATTCTCATCTTATTTGTTTTTATTTATTAAATAAATAGGATTAAATATAGAATTATCTAATTCCTTTTTTCTATCAGTATTATTTAATTTAGCATACTCGTTCTTCTTTTTAATATCCTCAATCAAAAACATCAATACTAACATTGTACTTACAGCATCAAAATTACCTAATAAGTGCCATTTTTGCAACTCATATAATAATCTACTATCTATGATAAGACTTAAATTAAATATTTGATTATTGTCAGTTGAAACACCTCTCACTTGATATAACCAATCATATAAATATTTAACTGCTGCAAGTTTTCTATTAGGTGATAAATTAAAACCATAACTTAATACTTTATTTGTTTCACTTGTTTTGTTACTATCAACATTAGTATCATACGCCAACCAACTTAAAAACTTATTCTTTTTAGCATAATTCAATACTTCTGAACCACGATTACTTTCAAACCATATTTGCCTATCAGTACAACCATAATACTTTGCTAACATAAATACTTGTTTATTATGTTCATCAATATTATGTGGTCTTCCCATATACTTAGCAACTATCCTATCACCAAAACCACTTGTGAAATTATTAGTACTTTCATATATGTAACTACAACCTAAACTATGTTTTGTTGTAATAGTTCCTTTTTCTTTACTTACTGCATAAGGGTCATGTATAAGATAGTATAATTTATTAGGTATATTACCACTCCTATCTTTAAAAGGATAATACCATATTGTTACACAACCTTCTACATCTTCTCCACTATGTCTTACTCCACTTAATATTGGTGGGTGTTGCCATTCTTTTTTTAATTCATTATTTGGTTTAAATGATACTACTCCATCTTTGCCTGCAATAAATAAACCATTTATCCCAAAATTAAATTCAGGGTCATGTTCTACTTTTGCTACTTGTTCAATTAATTGTGGACTATTAAATATATTATCATTTGAACCATCAAAACTTTCTTTAGGTGTTATTGGTTGTTCTGCAATATTCTTTTTATATAAATCTTCTTTACCTGCTTTTTTCCACTTTTCACGTTCACCATTTATATATGCTATTGATTTAACTATATCACTGTTTCCATCTTTATCATAATATGGTTTTAAGTTATATTGTCTTCCATGAAAAAACCCTGATGCTGTATGACCCATTCCTTCATCCCATACATTTTTAAATGGTAAACAATCATAATCTAATGGATTATAGAATATCTCTTCAAAATCTTCCCAATCACCTGTTGTCCCACCACCTGTTCCAAATATTATCATTATACCTGTAACAATATTCCCTTCTCTCAAACCTTTATTTGTCATTATGACGGATTCTTTTAGATTAGGGAATTTACCTGCTTCCTCAAGCATTACTAAAAAACCTTTTTTACCACGAGCTGCTCCCGGATTCTTTGCAAATACAACAGGTATTATTATAGATTTGAAACCGTCTTTTATTTTACTATTTGCATAAACATAACCACTTTTAATTTCTTTCACAGAACCAACTCCTGTTCCCATAATTGATTTACGCCAATCAGTAAAAGCGTTTATATGATTAATCTTATTTTTAGCCATCTCAAATGTAGCTTCTCCGCCAACTAAATAGTCTTCTGAATATGCACCTATTATAGTTGTACTTTTTGGAATTAAATCATACATATCAACTGCAATACTACTATTCTTATAAGAGTATCCAACTTGTCGTGTTTTATCAACAACTAAATTTAAACCTAATGTTTTAGCAAGGTCTACTGCTTTAAAATAATGATAATCACCATCCCAAAAATCAGGTGTTGAAGATTTAGATGCACCTACCTGTTTTGCAAATGTTGGCTTATTCTTTAAGACAAATTCTTTTTTACCATTATTTACAGTATCATCATGTAATATAGTTGTATAATTTAAATAAGAATAATGATGACCTGTAATATGTATTTTTTGAATTGTACCATCTGATAACAATCTTCCCGGAATTATAATACCATTACGTCTATTATTCTCTTCTATATCCCAAAACTTCTTATACTCATCATATTTACTGCTATCTTTGAACCTACTATAATAATGTTTATCATTATCATCTTTTGGAGTTGGTGGTGGATAAGGGTATCTTCCATGTTTTCTGAAATACTTACCTACATTAGTTGCTAATTCACTATTGTAAAACCTTATATCTTCATTAATATAAGCACCGTAATTACCAACTTCTTTATCAAATATTGGAGTTTCGCAAAGCATAATTTTTTGTTATTTTTTTTGAAAATATTTGTGTTATAAAATACAACTAATTAATAATCAATTAATTACAAATAAGTAATTTTTAATCTTTGTTTAAAATCCCCTGTAATGAATTGAGAGTTAATAAATTACATATTGTATTTTAAATGTTTTACAATTTAATAAAAATAGTAATCTAATATATTTATACGTACAATAAAATTAAAAGTAGTTAATATAAATCTAAATGTTAAAAAATAAAATAACAACTGATTATAAACTACTATCTTTATTATCTCTTTTCTTATTTCTTATGTAAGATACACTTTTAACTATGAAAATACCTAATGTTAAGAAACTAAATGCTAACCAAACTATTACTCCTGTATCTGATACAGTTTCTATAAATATTTGTGCAAATTCATCTGACATATTTTTTCTTTTAAAGTGATTTAAATAACTTAGCTCTTACAGCACAATCCTTTGCTTCTAATAACTTCCTTATAGCAGTTGTAGTCTCAGGATTATTTGGCAATTCATTAACTAATTTTTCTGCTAATTCACAAAACGGTTTACTAATCTCCTGTAAATGCACAGGTAAATGTTCATACTTAAAAAATTGTAATAAATACATATCTTTCTTTTAAATTAATTTAATTTAATTATTATTATTAAAAATTACCACTTGTTTAATGGACACTTACTATTACTTCTTAATTTCAAACTTAAAGAACAACCACAATTATTACAACGCTTTCCTTCTATTTCAGAAAATTCATTATCTGTAATATGTTTAAATATATTACTTGGTAATGCTTCTGAACAAGTTTTACAAATATTATACTTTTTAAATTGTTCTTCTGTGGTAGTACCTTTTAAATAATTACTACCGCCTATTATTATTTGTTTTAATTCCACTTTATTTGTATTTAATTATTAATTTTATTTCTCCTTTTAAATACTTTATTTCGTAAAATTTAATTTCACTTCTAATATGGCACAATGTTAAACCTACACATTTAAATCCATATAACTCCATCAAATAAGCATATAAACTTAATTGTAATGTATATTTAGAACCTTTTGATTTAGATAAGTGATTTATTGGAAACCTTAAACAATCATTAGTTTTAATCCAAGTATTTGTTTTAATTCCATTTTTCTTTTTATAATAACCACTTTCAAAATGTAATTCATCTTTATTAGTTTTCCAATCTAATATTTCAAATTCCTTAGTATTATTATTTATCAATACTAAATCTATTCTACCTGATATTAAAGTAGTAGTATCATATACACCAACTTCTGCATATAAAGAAAATCCATCATTTATCTTATTACATAAATACTCAAATATTGGTTTATAATTATGATATATTACTGTATTCTTTAAATCATCAATAGTTAGTAATTGATTAGTGTTATCATTAAGGACATCTGTTACAGTTCTTATTTGTTTATTATCACTTGTATTTGAATACTTAGTAATTAAGTGGATACTATCCTCTAATTGATTATGGATTAAATTACCTTTATCACATGCTATAATAGTAGTATCCTTCCAATTAGTTAATATTTTTTCTTTAGCTTGATTTAATACTTCAGGTTTAATTCCTTTTAGACATATACTTATTAATTTTTCATAACCTAACTCTTTCTTTTGATTATTCCAAATTTCATAATTATATCTATTAGTAAAAATATATTCTACTGCTTTAGCATTAGCCCAAAATTCTTTATCAAACTCAAAATCAAATCTCTCTATTAATTGAGTACAAGATATATAAACATTACCATTTACATCATAGTATTTATGTGTTGGTTCATCAAAATATAAATTAGTATGTATCATCTTTTATTTAATTACCATTATTCAAAAACCTATTTTATTACAGGGGAATTATTAAAATTACTTAAATCTAACTTCAGTAATTTCTAATGCTTTGTTTAAATCATAAGTATTTTCTCTATCTTCCCTAAATGCTTTAACCTTTTTACCTAATAATTCAACATCTTCTCTTATATCACTAAGTACTCTATTTTCAAGTTGTTTTAATGTTTCAATCCAATTAGGTGCATCTTTTATAAAACTACTTAAATTCTTTTGATTATCCATTATAACTTTTATGAACCCTTGTAGTGATTCTATATCTTCTACTGTTATTTCATTATCTATTAAATTATCAGCTTCAACTAATAACTTATTATTCATTTTATTTACAATTGTAGTAGTATGTTCTGCATCTTCTATTGCATGTATTAAACTTCTAATATGTCTTATTGAAATACTTTCTTTTATAGTAACAAAATCATAACCATCAAAAATATATAAATCTTTAAATTTATGTTTTGCTTCTAATCTTTTATCACCTACTTGTTTTACATTAGTAATTGTTTCTATTGTATCAGTATTATTATTAGGTGTTATCTGTTTTTCCTTTAAAGTATTTTGCTGCTTTTTCTTTTGTGTGCTTATATCTATTGGCATTTTGTCTATCCTCCGCTAATTTAAATCGTTCAATACTATTTAACCCACGCATTCTTTGTCGTTGCTTTTTTTCGTATTCTTTTATTACAATTATATTATCAACATATTCTCGTATCTTTTTATCACGTTCTTCTCTATTAAGCAATCCAAGTTTATATTGTTGATTTATTTCTTCTTCAAATAACTCTCTGTATTGTTTTATTAAGAATTTTCCAAAATAAGGAACTTTAATAACACCTGTTTTATCTGAAATCCAATTTACTATTGATTTTTGACTAATTTTTACAATGTAATCAATTAACTCTTCTGTAACAACAACATCTGCTAAACGAGCTTCTCTTGCTATTAATTTATTTAAACATAAATCTCTATATACTCTGTCATGTACTCCATCATCGTATGTATGTGAATAAGAATAATCTTTTTCATTAGAGTTTTGTTTAGTAAAATCTATATCATCAAGTATATTAGTTGGAACTACATTTTCCTTCATTTGCTGTTTCTGTTATTGTATCGGGTTTATTTATATTTTGTTTTATTACTGCTATTATTGACATTGTACTTATTACTGCTACGTCATTATTTAATATATTACTTAGTAACATATCAATTATGCGTTCAGGTAATTCAGGTGTTATTCTAATTATATCACCAATATCAATTCCTTTTACATTGTCTCCAATATTTAATACTCGTAATAAATGTATTTTACCTGCATCAGTTACTACTGAATGTTTTTCTCCATCTACTTTTTTAGTCCATTCAGTTGGTTTTATAATATGTATTCTATTAGTTTCATTTGTTATTGTTGTAGTTTGTTCTTGTGTAAATAATAACTCTGCTAATACTTGATGACCAAGTACTGATATTCTTTGACCTACGTTTTTTAATTCTATTGATTTCATTTTTATATTTATTAAGTGTTTATTTAGTTTTAAAGTACAAATGTATTAATTATATACTACATAAAGAAATATTGTGCAGGTTTTATTTTTTTATTTTTATTAACTAATACTATTTAAGTAGATTATAGTTTGTTTATGTATTTAAATTAATAGTATTTAAATGTATTGCTAATTGTTTATTCAATCGGAAATTGTGTTTATATAATAGGTGTTTTTATTTGATTTTAGAATGTGTTTATTTTTTATGTAGTTAGTATTAGTTTTATTTTTTTAGTTGAATTTTAAAGTGTTTTATTGGTTTTTTTTTTAATAGTTTTTAGATATGTTTGTAATATACTTTTTTTATAATTTAAGAGAAAGATTATTAGAAGTTGAAGTAGGGTTTGATATAGGTGGAGGATTAGTATAAATTAATTGTAAATTAACAGTTTGAATTTGGTATGTAGGTAGTTAAGGAGTAGGAGTTAATAAATGGAAGGTTTATGAGTAATATTTAGTAGTAGTGTTTAAGAGTAGTGTTTAAGAGTTTGGGATAAGTGTTAGGTAATAGATGTAGATGTAGTTGATGTTGGGTATAATGATGTAAGGTGTTAATTTATATAATGTTGTTAGGGTAATTTTTAAATTTATTTTTTTAGTTTTTAAAGTATTTGGTTAGGTGGTAAATTAGGTGGTAAATTTTGGGGATAAAATTTTATAATAGAATAAAAGTATGTTTACTAAATGAAGACCCTATATAGAACCCCCTACTGAACTTTGACAGATAACCACTCTCGTATTGTTTTTTCTTTAAGAGAATTAGCAATAGAAGTTCTTATCAAATTTTAATTTAAATATATTATTAATCGTACATCAGTGATTACTAATAATTGTTATAATAGAGTTGTAGATTGCACTTGTTACTCGTGTTGTGCATGTAGAAGATTATAATAATTATTACTATGAGGTTTTGTACTTAAAAAACTAAAATATCATGGTAAATTTCAATTTAATTCCCGTAAATCCAACACGTAAAGATTATGAATTTGTAATATGCAACGTTGGTTTATCAAAAGATTTAGGAACAGTATTATCATTCACAGCAGAAGACGATGCAACTATCAAAGAAGTATATGATAGAGTTACTGCATATCAAGTTGCAAATGGTAAAAATAGTTCCGCAATGTTTGGTTACAATCCTGCCGAAAACTATTTAACAGGTGAAAAGACCAAAAAAGGTTTTCCAATCAGAGGTATTCGTGCTGTTATCAAAATGTCATTAAAAGAAGCACACATGGTTGGTATGTTTCGTTCAATATTTGTTTCAGGAGAAGTTGACCAATTAACATTATTAGGTAAATTTGCAATCGTATCAATTTCCGATAACGAAGCAGGTGCAGATTACCAAGATGTACGTGGTCAAATACATCAATTTACTGAAACATACCAATCAGTAAGTATAGACCTATTGGTTACAGACGAAGAGCGAATTGCGTTTTCGGATAAAATGCGAATTGAAAATAAACAAATCGCAATAGCTGCAGGACAAGGATTTGGAGCAGGTAAACCAAAAGCAATTACTAAAACTATTGTTACAATACCCGATGCAATTCCACAAAACGAAGTTAAATTTGATGAAAATGGAAACGTTGTAGCAGATGTAAATGGTAATCCAATTGTAAACATTTAATTGTAAAGATTGATTGTAGTAATAGTATATCAGAAATGATGTATTATTACTTATAGCAATCATTTTTTTTTTAGTATTTTTAATAAACATTAAATAAATAATATGAAAGCAACAATAACATTTATAGTATTGATAATAGTATTAGGTGGACATTTAAAAGCACAAAAGTATCAATACATTTTAGGAATAGGTATTCAATTATATGCTACCGAAAAAAAAGAAATAAAATTTAAAGATAGTACTCAAGTTAAAATTAAATTTGATGACAATGTAGTATATACTATAACACTAAAAGATAAAGTATTAATAGAAGGACTTGGTAAAGTAGTAATTTGCGAAATGGACCAAATTAGAGTAGTTTACTTTGGAGAAACTAAGGTATCAATTGTATTAAATAAACAAAAACGTAAATATGTAACAGAGATAGTATTTACTAATCCAAAGTATATGTAAAGATTAATTGTAGTAATAGTATATTAGAAATGATATAATATTACTACCTTCTTTATATTAAATTTGAACGGCTTTATTTAACGTAGGTATTTAACGTAGGTATTTAACGTAGGTATTTAACGTAGGTATTTAACGTAGGTAAAGTCAGATAGTAAAGTCAGATAGTAAAGTCAGATAGTAAAGTCAGATAGTAAAGTTAGATAGTAACCAATATAATTTAAAGTTGATTTGATTTATAAAACTATAATTAAGCCACAACTTAATTCTTTTAATGTATAATTAACAATAAACAATAATGAAAGAAAAAGAAATTAAAAAATCATCTGTTGAAATTGAATTTGCAGTATTAGGTTATTATAGTAATGACATAATTCCTGTTAAAACAGTATGGGTAGAATTAATGCGTAATGTAGAAATTGATACCTGTAGAGAAGTAACTGTTGAAAGGTTATTTAGTTTTACAGAAGAAGATAACATAACAATACAAACGGCAAATTCGTTAAGTGAGAAGAAAGAAATAAAATTATGGGAACTTAGTAATGTAGAAGAATTAGCAAAAGTATTTAATGTGCATTGGTCTAAAGTTTTCCATAGTTATGAAGGAGTAATTAAAATAAGAACTAAATCAAAGCTAAGTATAAAAGAATTATTTGGAGTTGATTATGTTATAGTAACTGATTAAGGATTATAACTTGTCATAACCTTAACAGCCGTAATAATAGTCGGTAAAATAGAACAAGCGATAATAGCACTGCTGACAGATTAGTTGGCGAGCATTCCGTAAGTTATATAGAAGTATTATTAACATTTAAATTTTAATCCATATTACATGTATTTAATTGTAAAGACTCTAATTAGGTAGTTACAAAAGTATAACATGATAAACTCATGGTGTAAGGATAAAACAATTGGAAAAGAGATTATTTCAAAAAGTCCTATATAATTAGGCATTACGTAATATAATATAAAAACTTAAATAACATTCCAAGTTATTGAGGACAGCATGGTTCTATTAGTATGTAGAAGTATTAAGATGTAAATCTGCATTGATAAGGGTAATGCCTGATATTATTTATCAGATTTGAATTTAATACTAATACTATAACGCATGGATTGTGGGATACAATCCTTTGAACAATAAGATTCATAAAGGACTAATAGTTTTTGCTGTAAAATAATGAATTAAATAAAGTATTAATTTAATAAACTTAATTAAAATGAAAATAATATCTATAAAAAGTAATGAAGAACCTAATGTAGGTGATATTATACAAGATTATGAAGGTAATTTAGCATTGGTAGATAAATTAATACCTAATTCCAACTCTTATCATGCTAAATACTTAGCTTATGGTAAAAAAGGATTTACAGGAATATGTAGTGGTTCTAACTTTGATAATAAAAATAAATCAGTTGCTGCTAAATTAAATATTTACATAGTAGATACAGAAGCTATTAGTAATGTAGATGAAACTATTGTAAATATATTCAATAATTGTTTATCTGTATTTAAAGGTAAATATGCACAATATTTTATAAAAGAAAAAGCTAATTATCATAAAATAATAACAACCAATAATCAATCCTTACAATTACCACAATTATCACAACAAGCATTACAAACTATTGTAGATAACAATGGTAAATTAGAAGAATTTGATATTAAATTTAAGTGCGGTAAATATAATAGAGGAGGTGATGATAGTTGTGGTATATGTGAAATAATAAATTAAATAAAGTATTAATTTAATACACTTAATTAAAATGAAAATAAAGTATAAGTTGATTTTAATACCTTCTATGGCTGATAATAAAGTAAATGATTTACTAAAAGATAATATATTAAGTAAATTAATACTTGCTACAAAAGAAGATATAGAACAAAGAATTTATTTACAAACTTGGTTTGAAAATCTATATGTTTACATAATAGATACAGAAGCTATTATTAATGAAGGTGAAATTGGTATATCTTTAAATCCAAAAGATTATGGATATATTCAACCAATGCCTATATTTAAACCACAATTAGAACTTGAAAATATTAAATGGTTTAAAGCAATATTGGCAACAAATAATCCTTCATTACAATTACCACAATTATCACAACAAGCATTACAAACTATTGTAGATAACAATGGTAAATTAGAAGAATTTGATATTAAATTTAAGTGCGGTAAATATAATAGAGGAGGTGATGATAGTTGTGGTATATGTGAAATATCAAATTGTAATAATTTAAAATTACAGTATGTAACAAATAATGATATTGCTAATATTGAATTAAGAAAATTTAAAACTTGAATAAAATGAAAATAACTACAATTGATTCTAACGAAAAACCTAATATAGGTGATGTTGTAAGAGATGGTATAGGTGATTTAGCTTTGGTATATATTACTGACCCTAAATATAATTTATATAAAGTTAAATATTTAACTCGTAATAAAGAAGATGTTATATATATTAATTATGTTAATACTTTTAATAATACTCATAAGAATACTAATAAAGTAGATATTTATTTAGTAGATGAGAATTTAGAATTAGATAGTAATACACCTGTTATTGCAAATGGTATTTATTATAGTAGATATTTTAACATTAAGGATACAAACTTAGATACAGAAGATACAGTAGCAGTAATTGCAACAACAAATGGTGATAAAGATTTACATAAATTAACAGATGGGGCAATAGGACTTATAGTAGCGTGTAATGGAGTATTAAGTGGATTTGATGTTAGATATAATTATGAATATGTTATTGAAGATGGAATGGCTAATACTTCAAAAGAACCTATTTGTATAGGAGTTGATATTATTCGCAAAGGTATAGATACAAAAGAACATGATGCTATAATTAACTTAATTAACGGAACTACTGAAGAAGATGAAGATATTAAAGAAGGAGCAGATGTATGTGAGAGTTGTAGCGGTAGTGGTTATTATTGTGGAAGAAAATGTGGAAATTGTAATGGTACAGGACGCAGGTATTGGGATAGTTATACAGTTGAACATATACAAGAGAAGTTTGCTGCATTAGGTATTAGTTATGGAAAAGAATGGTTATATAAACTTATGAATGGTAGAATTATTAAATAAGATAAATTATATCTAATCATTCTGATAACAATACTAAATTAGATAAAGAAGTTGTAATAGGAGTTGAAATGAGGTTTTCCACTATATTATATCTTCTTTACTCTTGTTCAATATACATAAACAACTGAAATAAACACTCAAAAACTAACTAATCTTAAACCAAAGTCCTCTCAAACTTCACAATTCCAATTTTCCCCCATTTCACCACATCTCACACATCTTAAAAATTTCCCACCTAAACCTACATCAAAACCTCAACCCAACCTCAAACCTAAAATTTCACACTAATTTCGCACTAAAATTCCAAAACTATGAAAACACACAAAAATCTCCACTGCCCTAAAAAGTCAATAAAACTTTACAACACTTCCACACCCAACCTCTACTTCCCAACCTCATCAATCCATCAACCTCTAATTCCCATTTCCCACTATCAACCTTTCTCTCCCAACTCTAAAAAACATAAACAAAAACACCATCTTTCATCAAAACCAACTTCCATAATATCCAACTTTAATTCCAAATACCCACATCCAACTGATTACTCTTTTCCTACTTCTTATTTAAATCAAATATCTTTATTCGCACCAACTTCTTCTAATAAATCAGAATTTATAAACCCAACTATTGATATATTAGAAAAACAGCACATTTATATTGAATATATAACTAAACAAAGAACAATAGATTTAAGAGAAGACCCTTATTTTATTGAAAATATAAATAAACAAAAAGCAATAGAATTAATAAACTTAAATCAACAAAATAAAAGAAACGAAACAATGAAGGAACAAATAATGCAAGGTATTGAAGTACACTCAATAATACCACCAAGAAAACCTCAATCTAATAAAATTGTAAATTTAATATTATACAATAGTATATTTGGTAAATTAGATACATCAAATTATGTAACTGAAGTAGTTATGGAATATGAAGAAAAATTGATGTTAAATAAATTTGATAAAGAAACTTGGTTTAAAACACCAATAGAAGATATATAAATCAACACCCTATTAATTGATAATATGCAAGTGCATTTTAATAGGGTGTTATAGTAATAACTATAATTAACAAAAATACACATGGAAGAAATTGAAATATCATTAAAACAAAAAGAAATACTTAAAGAAATAGAAATTAATGAATTAAAGATATTAAAAAATAACATATCTTTAGTAGCTATTATATTAAGTACTTATGAAGATGATAAAGCGATAGAAATACTATTAATAATAAAAGAATCATTAACAAAAAATACAAAAGAAAATGAAAATAGAATTTAGTGATAATCTTTGGGTAGAAAATATTGATTGTAGTAACTTTAATTTAAATAAAGAAAACAGAATAAAAGCTGTTACAAATATTGCATCAATAACAAGAGGTAAATTAGGATTTTATAGTAGTGGAGTTACATTAGATAGAAGTTTAAGATTATATAATAGATTATTAACTGAAAGTGATGGTAAAGCATTAAAACCATTTCAATTTATTCCTATTAAAATTTCTGATACGGATTTGTTTTTACTACTTGATAAATACAAAATACATATAAGAACTTATTTAAATGAAGTAGCAAGATTTGGTTATTGGTTAGGAAGTGATGACGGAAAAGTTCTTACAGAATTTATAACTAATATGAGATGTTTGTTAAATCTTGGAATAAATGAAGATGATATTCCATTTAACACACACGAAGAACTTGATGGATTTAAAGTAATAATTGGTGAAATTCCAAAACAGGTGTACGACCATTTAATAACTCACGATATGATTTCTAAATTATCAGAAAGTAGTAGGAATAAGAGGTATTTAAAAGATGTTAAGTTTTTTAATAAAGAAATAGGTGATGACCAACATAAAATAAGTTTACTATATGATGTTGAAACAGGATATAAAACATCAGAGCAAGCAACAAAAGACCTTAGTAGTAGAAGACTTATAAAATTTACTATTGCAGGTTGGTTACCCGATACTTTTGGGTTAATGAATTTACTTAAAGTAAGAAATTCAAAAAATACGCAAGGAATTACTAAAGAAACTGTGGATAATATTAAAACTTTAATACTGTATGATTACAAATAAAATAAAAATAGGTGGAACAATATATGTTAGTAATAATTTAGAATTATTATTAAAAGATACAAAAGATTTTCCAATAATGATTAAACCTGAATTAATGAATCAACGTACAACATACCAAGCATTAATTGAATGGATTTTTCAACCTGAAACAATCATGTTCAATTCAAATCAATTAGGTTATAGAGAAAGTATAGAATGGTTAGAGTTTTGGTATAATACTTTAATACCTGAATTGTGTGAATGTCCTATTAAAGGTTGTATTAAAGATGGTACTGAGTGTATTGGTTGTAAAGATATAGTATGGAATGAATTTGTATTAGAAGCATTTGTTGGTATGTTATTAAATTGGTTTGAAAAGAATGAATTATTTTTAGAAAGTACCAGAACGACTATTAATAAAGTTTGGTATAATTGTATATGGGATAACAAAAATTGCTTATTAAATGATTTAATAGCATATAATAATAAACAGCAAGCAAGACATAAAGGAATACTTAAATACTTTGAATTGATTAAAAATGAAAAAACAAGTTTTGTAACAATAGTTAATTACAAATTTAAAGAAAGTAATTATTATTATTATTATAAAAATAATGGTGCAATATATGGATACCATAAATTTAGAAAAACAAATAATGCATATTCAGAAAATGAATTTACAAAAGAACAAGCAATTGAAGCAGAAAGAAGTAATACAAATTGTAGCAATTGCTTAGATTGTTTTAATTGTATTAATTGTAATAGTTGCGAAATTTGTAATAATTGTGAAAATTGTATTGGTTGTATTACTTGTTCATATTCTAAAGAATGTGAAAAAAGTAGGTTTTGTTATAAAAGTAGTAATTGTATTAATTGTGCTAATTGTTTAGATTGTTATAAATGTGTTAATTGTTTTATGTGTTATAATTGCATAAGTTGTAAATATTGTGATTATTGTAATAACTTTAAAGGTGGAGATTATAAAACACATCAAGTAGTTTATGCAAAAAACATAAGTATTGTTGAAGAAAACTTAACTATTATTAAAGAAAATACAAAAAAGTTGTTAATACAAGAAAACAAATGTTAATTAATAAAATAAATATCAATTGGACAAAATCAGATTATGTCAATCAATTAGGTAAAATAAACTACAAAACAAAAAAAAAGTATGAACACAGTAAATGATTTTTACAATAAATTAGTAGAAGAATTACGGTACACTTATTTTAATTCAGAAAGTAAATTTGAAAATGATACAGTTCAAAAAGTATGTAATATTGTTGAGTTGTTTAATAATGGTTGTATGTATTATGAAAACCTTATTAAAGAATTAAATACATTATGTAACATAGATGTAACCGAAATAATTAACAAATATATACTAAAACCGTAAATAAAAATGAAAAAAGAAAAAACAATAAACCAAAAACTTAAAGAATTAAAAGAAGCAGAGGAAATAGAATTAAAACTAAAAGAAGAAAACTTAAAAGAGCAAAACTTATTAAAACAAAAAGAACTTTATTTAGAATTAGTTTATATTTGTTTGAATTTAGAAATGACAAGTTATGTATTAAATATGGGTAATGATTTACAAGAAGCAGTAAGGATTGGTAAACAAATAAAAGAATTTTTATATACTTTAGATATTAAGTTTGTAGAAAAGTTAAATAAAGAAATAATAAAAGAAAATGAAACACGTAAAGGATTTAAGCAGGATATTAATTGATGCTAATTTTGGTGAAAATGGAGATTTATTAAAAAGTAAAATATTAGGTGTTAATTATAATGAAGATAATGTTGTAGAAGCAAAGGTATCACCTGTTACGAAATTAGTTAATGAGTATTATAATATTAAACCACAAGAAGTTAAAACTAATGATAAAGCTACATTTTTTGATAGTTATTTAAAAGTAGTTTATTGGAAAGATGCAGTATTAGAATTAACTGATTTTAATAAAGAAGAAGTAGTTAATAATTGTAAAGATTTCTTGTTTAAGTGTGTATTTAAAAGTGGTAAATCAGAAGAAGAGCAAATAAGAAATTATAAAAGAATATTCACAAAAGATAATTACGAAAGATTTGAAAAGAACGGAATAGAAGGATACATATTAACTGAATACGATAAATCAGGTTATAAAAATTATTTGACTAAGTATATGGAATGTTCTTATGATACTATATTACCACATATTAAATTAACTTCAAATATAAATGAGATTAAATATGCCGCTATAAATAAATTTAATTACTTGTCTGATATTAGTAATGCTAACAATGAAATTGTATACTATAAATTTAATAAATCCATTGAAGATATAAATATTAGTTTAACAAAAGAATTAGCTATTAAATTACACAAATTTAAACTTGCTGATGTTTATATGAATATTTTAAATTCAAAAGTTTATAATTTAAGTTTAAATCAATATATATATTTTAAAAAAGGTAATTCTAATAATTATTACAATAAAATATATAA